TGCCATAACCATTTAAAATCTTTCCCTCTGACAACTCACCTATACCGCCACCTTCTTGATAAATATAAAGACCATTAGGGTTAACCCATATAATTCCAAAGACTGCCTTGAATACAGCTTCGGGATGTAGAACTCCCATACCTTTATGTGTTGCCTCTAAATACCAACCCGCTGGACTTGAATTAGATATGTTTATTATATATAAAGTATCAGGCTTGTACGCAAATAACCTATCACCGACTGTTTCTAATTTAATATAAGGTTCTGCGTCCCCCTTAATTACATCTATGAAATTACTGGATGGAAATACATCTGGTTTATTAACTGGTGAATACATAATTCTATCTGCTTCTTGTACTTGGACACCATCAATCCCAGTCATTTTTACATTCGCAACAAACATTCTACGATTTGCAAATACCGCTGTTTTGTATCCATCTCCAGCGTTACCTATAATAAGTGGTCCATCACTACTTCTATAGCCATTTAATGTTGCGTATGTGTCTATGGGTGGATCAGGTATAACAATAGTAGCATTTGCCTCATTATTAACTACAGTCCAATTAGCAAACCTATCTCCTAACTTTGACCTAATTCCAAATGCATGGTTGTCTGATGAAGTACCTGTTATATCAACATCGACTAATAAATTCCATTCTCCCTGTACAGCAGAAGCGTCACCTGACAAACTAAGACCTGATGCATACTTCCAATATATCCTTGCACCTGTTTGTCTAGCGTCATAATCAGTTGCTGCTCCTGCATTAGCTGCATATACAATAACTTGTAACGCCCTATCTTCAGATACATCTGCACTATCTAACGCTAATGTACAGAGTGATACTGCGGACTCTTGATTACCATCATATACAAAGGATATACCAAATACATAATCTGCCGCTTGCCAAGTACCAGTTATATTAGCCGTAGATGATACTGCAAAATTAAACTGGGCATTATCGTAAGTAGCGGTTTCTACCAAGGTGTTTTGATTGTCGTTTGTTGTAGGAGCAGGAAGATTATTAGACCCTGCATAAAACGCTGACCTATCCACACCTAATTGACTACGCTTAATATACATATAGTATTTAATTGTACTCGCATTAGATAGGTTAGTATCTGCTACTCTAATACCATTATTTATAGGAGTAATGATTGGCAAACAATCTGTTTGGTCACTACTTACATCTACACTAACGGTTGCCCAAGAATTATTTGTATAATCCCAAAGGTTTAATTCACCACTTTGATCTACTACACCTAGATAGTGTTCACCTGTATTAGTCCCACTTTCATTATAATCTAATTCAAAATGCTTGAACCCATAACCAGCAGAGTTTGCAAGGTCAGTGCTAGCAAGCGTATTGATTGATTTATCTGACGCAGAATTATTTACCTGACGAGGCGTACCACTGCCATTCCCCATAGTACGGATAGACCCAACCCGATCACCCATAGCATCCTGTGCGTAACCGAGTTGGTTATCCTGAATATCTCTAGGGTTAGCCTGTGAATTTATTCCACCAGAAAAGTCTCTTAATACTGCAACCGACCTAGGCATTACTTCATATCTAAGGCTTTTTTCATTTCTTCAACTATCTTATCATCAGCTTCAGTCTTTGTCATGTCAGCCAACATATCCAATACAAATAGCAATGTACTAGTTACGCCAAATCGTCTTAAGATCTGGGCTAATACCTTTCTCAGCATCTTTGTTGCCCAAGCGTTTAGTTTTACTTTTGCCATTTATCTACCGTTCTTTGCCTTTCCAAAATTCGCACCAATAAAATTGATAATATTCAAAGCCTTTTGGACTATCTTATCATCGCTTTTGTTTGGTGTCATTGAAGCTAGTATAGCAAAGCCACCGACTATGCTACCTGCAGCTGTAATAAGCTCCATATAGTTTTCTGATAAGAAACTAATCATTTCACTCATTTTAACTCCTGTGTTTGTTTGCGTTCATTTGACCAATACTGTCTTCAACATTCATTTCGGAGAAGCCAATTTGGTCTTTTCGTATTGCAGTAGCCCAAGGTCCACCTGCTCTAACGATAGCGTTTGGTAAAGACACAACTCTACCTAAACTACCTTTTTTACAAGATGGACAGCTACTTCCTTCTAATGGGTCTTCTGAAGATGTAACCATCGTACTAGAATAAATATCTTCTAAAGACTTACATTTTTTACATTTATATTGATATAAAGGCATACTAATCCCTTAGTTCTTTTTTAATTTTAATTATTATATACACTAATGTCGCCACTGAAACGAGCATTTGCAAGATCATTGGTAAGTTCAACCACCATACCCCCACTCCTAGAACTCCATTACCAACGGTCTTTAGCGAATCTATCATTATTATAATTATCCTCCCTTTCCATTAATGCGCCCTTTTAGGTACGCAAGATCATCAGTTACATCGTTTAATTCTTTAACGATATCTTCTCTGTGTCGCTGACCAATTTCATCTGAGCGATTCCATCTTTCGATAAGTTTAATTACCATACCTTCAACATTACTCATTTTAGTTTCTGACTTAGCAATTGCTTGTCTAATTTGATCCAAATCTTCGTTTTGCATCTTTTGGCTTTTCATTAAATTGATTATCATCGTAATAAATAAAAATACAATAACACCAATCGCACCATACTCTGCATATGTTTCCATCATTTCCTTTTCAATCCCATTCTGTCCAATAGCGTTTTATTTTGTTCTTCCAATTCTGTAATATGTTTATTTTCCATTGTTGCTACTTTAGAATTTAATACTACTAATTCTTCATGCATATCATTCAATCTCACCTCAATACTAGCAAATCGCATTTGAGCCTGGTACCAACTACCAACAACTATAGCAATTAAAATCCCAGCTTTAATTAATAAAGCTACGCTAATATGTATCTGGCTGTCTGCGCTAATTCCGTTTGCCATTTCTTAATCTCATAATTTCTTCTTCTATTCTTTCAATTTTTTCGTCCTGTCTGACATCCGAAGGAATAGGTAAATTCTGCATAGCTTTCATTTCCTTAATAGCTTGCTCATTACTATTAGCCTGATGCTCCACGAATTGAATCCTAGTATTTAATTGTCCATAACCCCATACCATAGCAGCTATAAAACCTACCGCTTGGATGAGCATTGGTAAACTTATGTTTAAACTTGAATTTTCTCCTATTGGCTTAGTCATCTTGTTTTATTTATTGAGTACATCAGGTATCCGAATATTGCAAAAATAATTAATATTGGAATAATATTCCCACCATTCACTTCTTCTTACCTTTTCCTCCACCCTTTTTTCTCCTAAATTCACCACTAGGCTTTTTAGGTTTTCTTTTTATAGTTACGCTTTTAGAATATATTCTAGGTGGTTGATATGTAGTATCAAAGTAATTATAATTATCTGTATTCCAACCAACTGTATACGAGTTAGGATAGTACCTATAAGCAAATGCACTTGTTCTGTAAATCTTAACTACTTTTCCACTATCGGAATAAGTGATTACTTGTGATGGAACAGGTTCTCCTATATCTCCACTAATAACATATCCAAAGAAAAGACCAACGATAAATTCAATCATACTAAGCCAGCCTTTATTATTATAGTCCAAGCAAGGGCAATATACATTATTCTAATCACTACCATTATTAATTCTCTGTGCATCTATATACAATCTATTAAAATCCATCGCAACGCTATCCATTTCCATATGAATTGTTCTAAGTAATGAATCTACTTCAAACATATCCTTTGCTAATTCTTCTTTTGTTTTACCAATTCTTATATCATCACAGGCAGAAATAGAAATAGATCCTATTAAAAATACTAAAGAAGTAACTACAACACCTTTAATAAATGATGGAACAATTGTTATTTTAAGATTTTCCACTCTTCATCCATGTTAGTTGTATCTGGTGGCAACTCAGTTCTAATCCCGATCTTTTCTTCAAATTTATTAAGAGCTGGTTCTAATGTTCCCCTTGCATCTGCAATCATAATTGCAACAGCAGCTACACAGTGTAAATAAAACCAAGTCATTATGCGTTCTCCAATGCTTCTACCTTTGCTGATAGTTCTTGTACTGCTTTTACAAGTAATTGAACTAATTTGCTTTTATCTATTGACCATGTATTTTTAGCTTGTTTTTCACCTTCAAATACTGGATGGTCTATTAATTCGTAATCATTTTCTGGTATAGTAACAGCTTCTGGTAA